TTTTTCATAAATCAGATAATTGAAGTTCATCAGCATATGAAGAACGTATTCTAAAAAAGTTTTTATGCATTGGATATTCTTTCATAAATTTTCTTGAATAAAATGCTGCATAATCATTATTGATTTTGAATTTATCATTTTTTGCAACAACAATTGATTCCCAACGTATACGTTCAATAATCATTTGACTGCCACTATTTTGATAACCTGATTTGATTGCTTCAAATGTAAACTTTTCAAACATTCTATATACTTCAGGATTTACTGCATCATATTCTATAAACTTTTTGTATAAATCTGATTTATAATTAAATAATTTTTGTTGCATAATTTTTTATTTTGCGATGGTTGTTTTAATTGATGATGTGGATGATTTAGATGGTGGATAAACACGGCAAACTTCATCTTCAATTAAGATATCAATGCCTGATGCTGGAAGTGATTTTAACCATGTTTGACGTCCTCTAATCTCCATTTCTAATGATTCAAATTTATCAATTAATACTATTAAAACAGAATCACCACATTTTGAATAATCGTATTTAGTTCCAACTTCAGCCAGTTCAACTTTTGTTCCATAAGATGTTACAACTTGCTTTCCGTGTTTACTCACTTCATCACGAAGTGAATCAATGTAATCAGAATTAGATTTTATTTCTTTAATCAACCATTCAATCTTTGCAAATGTTTCTATTGAATCAATCAACTTACCTGATTCAGTTAAGCGTTCAACTGAATCTTCAGCAATGATTTTTAATTGTGATTTAGTCAACTGATTGTTGACAACTGGTAATTCGTACATAGTTTGATTTTTTAATTATTGATTAATAATGATTCAACTTCTTTTGAAACTTTGTAATGCTTTCTAACATCAGCAATAGTTATTTTTCCAGTAGCAAGTTTTTCTTTTGCATTCTCAAAATCTTTGCTGCCTTTATTCAACCATTGCTTATTATTATCTTCTGCTTCTTGTGGATTCTTACCACCATAAGTTGCAGTATTACCATCATCATCTTCATCTATGTTTAGACAAAGAACAGATGCCAATGCATAACGTCTTGCGTAAGTAATTGCTGAACCTCTACCTTGTGGGTCATCTTTAACTGGACGCATAGTATATTCTGATTTTAGGTATTCACCTGATTCGTGAAGTAGTATGGTAGTTAAACCATAATCACCAGTTGGAAATTGTAGGATTGATAAACCTGATTCAATTAGTGGTTCTTTAATTGCATCAAGGATATTGGATAGTGAAGCGTAACTTGATTTAAAAAATGGATTCTTTGCATCCTTTTTAATTGATTCAACTTTTACTTGGAACAGAATCATTGACTTTGCCAATGATGATACTTGGTTTGATTTTTGCATTTTTTTCGATTTTTGATTGATTGACTAAAATTTCTATAAATTTTCTGAATTTAATTTTCTTCTGCAATTGCTTCTGATTCATTATTGTGTGTTTTATTAAAATAATCATCAGCAGTTTCAGATTTGTTATTTAAAAGAACATTCATTTCACCAGCAGAATATGCTTTTTTAATTAAAACTTCTTCTGTTAACAAAAGTGAATTTGCTAATCTAATTGTTGCCATTAATAGAATGCTTGTTGCATCTCTTTCATTTAAATGCAATAATTCTTGTTTCATTTCTTTAATTAGAATCTGCATTGCAGTTTTATATTGCGTCATTTGGTTCATTAATTTTTGATTCAATAATTATTGTTATTTTATTGCTGGTTCTATTACTTGAGATGTAATTATTGTATTTTTCAATTGCTTCTGATTCTGTTAGTGTCATTGAACCATCAATAAATATATCATCTTTTGTAATATACCAACGTGTCGTTGATGTTGTTTCATCTTTTATTAATCTAATAGTCATTAGTATTCAGGATTTAAATATTCAATTTTTTTTTCTCTATATAATTCGTACCAGTCAACTTTATCAATCATTTCTTCCATTTGATTAGTAAAATATTCATTCATTATATCTGAAAGAATTATATTAATACCACCATTAGAATTGTCTGTAATTGATATATTGAGTAAATCATTTACACCAGTTGCTGGATGATAATCAACCATAATATGAATAGTTGTATCTTGTTGAAAATCATTGAAGTTAAATTGTTTCTCGAGTATCATCTTTAAGCGTTTTTAAATAGTTATAAATTTTGTTTCTTAGTTCTTCTTTTCCGTGAATTTCAATTAGTGAATTTTCAACGTAACAAGTAACTTGTGTTTTTTTGATACCTGATGGTTTTCGACCTGAATTTTGTCTTTTACCACCTCTTAATGTAGATTGTTCCATTTGTAAAATGATAGTATGATATCAGCATTAAAATTTTATAAAGTTTTCAATCAGTAATGAAATTATAATTACGATTGTAACAACGATTGTATCTTTTGTAGATTGTTTCATTTTATAAATTTTCAAGTTCGTTAATAATTTTATTTAAACCTTCTTCATCAAGTTGAATATCCCAATATTCTTTCAAAGTTTCTAATTCAAATAATATTAATTCACCTTCAATATATGCAATCATATTAGCAACTTTTTCTGAATTTGATAAATCTGTATTACATTCACCAAACATACCAATTTCATAATTTTTAACTTCGTGAATACATTTAAAAATACCACCTGAACGTTCTAAAAATTTTTCAGCATTGTAATAACCAATAACAAAATAATCTAAATTATAAAGGTTATGATGTAAATCACATCCATAAACACCAATAAAATTTTCAGGATTATCTTTTAACTGGTCTAATCCATACTCTAATACTTCTTGATTTAATTTGATTTTCATTTTTTTTGATTTTTGTTTGATAAATATATGATTTTTATTTTGATTTACAAATTCTTTTTAATTCAAGCAAATCTGATTTTTTAGGTTCATCAGCATTTTTTGTTTCATCAATAATTCGCATATTATTGATGGTAGTTGAATAAGATTTAAGTGTTACTGGTGATGTGTATGTTACACGATAGTGACCATATCCAGCGAATTGAAATTGAAAATCTGAAATGTGAATAGAATTTTTCATTGTTTTAATTTTTGATTTTTAATAATTGCAGTTTTGTGGATGCTGCACCCCTTTTTAATTAATAAAATACTATTTCATTTTTTTCTAACATTTGATATAAATTATTTAAATGATTTTCTAATTTATTTAAATAATCATATTTTCTTAAATCAGCAGAATAATTATTTTCTTTTGTAATCAATTTAATTGTTTCATTAATTGATTGATAGATTCTTTTTCTGTCCTCTAATGTTAATGTTTTTTTCATTGTTTTGATTTTAAGTTTTTAATTGTTTTGATTTCTGATGTAAATATAGAACTTTATTTTGAATTAAAAAATATTTTTCAAACATTTTTCAAAATAATTTTAAAATATTTTTCAAATGCAGACTGATATTGACTTTCAGACATAAAAAAAAACCCGATGTAGATACATCAGGTTTAATCAAAAAATCAAAAATATTGAAAACTACACACAAAAATACATATCTGCTTCTGCATTTCTTCTTCGTGTTAATCCCTTTAATTCAACAAGTACACCATTAACACGACCTTTGTTCCACTTTAAAAATTCATTTCTAATTGCTGAATCATTAGGATTTGTTTTAACTTTTTTAAATAATGTTGATTTGCTAAATGCACCACTTCCAACATTATAGATAAATGAAGTTAATGCATCATATTGATTCTGCGTTAAAATTAATGAATCAAGTATTACTGCTTTACGATTTACTTCCCAGTATAAAAGTAAACCAGCACCTTCTAACGTGATTGTTTCGCCTAATTGAACCTTTTTGCCATCATTCCACATAGTACTTCCATAACCAATTGTAGGCACACCAACGGCATCTAAATATGCTTTGGTGCGATATCCTTCAAACTGCTTGATTAAGTTAATACAATTTTGTGATGGATTCATTTCTTATAAAAATTAAAAAATAACGAAATGCCTAATGCAATTATTAGCCAAATAGAAATTTTCAAAAGTTGCTCATACTTATTTCGATATCTTAATTCATTTTTATTCGCTTCGTTCAGTTGAGAATTAAGATAATATATTCTTGCAGAATCTTGGATTTTAATACTTCGATAAACAACTGGTGGTGATTTTTGCAACTGGATTTTAAGACCATCGATTATTTTTTTAGATTGAATTAATTGTTGCTTGATTCTATCTATACCAGCACAATTTATTATTGTATCTGTTTGATTAATTAATTTTTCAATCGTATCTGATAGAATAATTACACGACCATTTAATTCATTAAATAATGAATCTGCAATATGTTTATCTTTTTCATCTAATTTTAAAACTTGCCAACCTGATGGAAACCATTCACTATTTTTTTTAGCAACTAATTCAGGATATTTTTGATGTGCCTTTTCAATGTCTTGTTCAGCATTCTTGCTCGTGTAACAAGCCGATAAAAAAAATAATGATATTATCATAATATATTTCATCAGAAAGCGTTAATTTTAAAAATAGGTGTTCGGTTTGGATTTTTAACGATGGTGTTTCTACATCATCGTTTTTTATTTTTATCCAATATCATCACCCAGCATACAGATAAAATGCAAACGAATATAAATTCTATGATAAAAATGTTAAGCAATTTTTCCATCTGCTTTTATACGACCTATAATTCCTAATATCGTTCCTACAACACCCATTACTTGACCAATGATAACACCAATATTTCCATTAGCATTGTTGATTGCATCAACATATGCTTTCAATTGGTTAAAATCTGCATCAGGTGGTAATGTTACTTCAGGTACTTTTAATACTTCCGTTAATACAAAACCTAATGCAGCAATTAGAACACCCCAAATTGTTTTTGATTGATACCATTTTTTCATAATAGTTATTTTTTTTGTGAATATTTATAAAAGCAGAAAAATGCAATGCAAAAAGAAAAATATCCTAAATAGGAAAATTCACGAAGTTGCGAAATCATCGCAATCGTTATAAATAATATTGATAGTATTTTATAGACTTCATTCAACTTCTTCTAATTTAGAAATCCTTTTATCGTAAACTTTTAAATCTGATTTTATTACTTCAATGTCTTTTTTGTTGCTTACATCAGAAATCAAAATATCTTGAACCTTTTTTTCAAACGCATCTAATTTATCAATTACCCTTTTTGAAACAAATGATATCAATGCAATTACAATTCCAATTAGTAAGTTAGTTAATGCTATCTGTGACATATTCTTTTTTAGTAAATTTTACAAATAACATACCACATTAATTATACACCTTAATTTCTACAAGCATATTTCCAAAACCAGTTGTTACTTGTGTACCACTTGAATCGAATAATTCAATATAAATTGTATCAACATCGTGAACATATGCATTTGCATTTGTACCACCTTTTAAACTTGGTTTTGCTACATAAGTTTTACTAACTGGAAAACAACCAGTACAAGTAATAACATAATTTGAAGAAGTAAAATCAAAACCGATAGAACCTAATTCATTTATAAATTGATTATCTGATGTTGGTGCATTTGCACCTGTTGCTGAAATTGAACCTGAATATGTATTACATAATTTTAAATTTCTGATATTATCTAATGTTGCAAGTGTATCTATTCCATTTTTCATTAATGGAAAATATGTTATTTGTGATGTGCCACTTGATGAATATGCATTTTGATATATTGTTCTACTTGAATATTCATTTCTAAAAAAAGAATATTCATCTGTTAATTCAATATATCCATTACTTAAAGTAGATGAATTATCACCAAATCTTATTTTTGCCATATTATGATATGATGCTGGTCCATAACTAAAATCTAAAAAAAGATTTGGATAACCTCCATATGGGTCAGTTGTCCAAGATAAAGGATGTTTTATATCTCCACCACTTATATAACTATTTAATGTCAAAACATCTCCAATATCATTAGAATATGTACTTCCAATTGTTGCTACATCTTGTAATGAAGGTGTTGTTCCACTTCCAGTTGCATTTCCACGAATTAATAAATCTGTTGAAGTAGTTCCCTTAAATACTCTAATTGTAGAATCATTTATTTTAGTAACTGCATTTACAAACTTGTTAGTTGTATCAGCAATATTTAATTTCAAAGAAACATTGCTTTTTGTAGCAACTAAATTTGAAGTATCAGCACGTCTTAAATATTTAGAAGATAATGTTGCAGAATCAACAATTAATGTTCCAGTTTGTGTTATTGTACCACCACTTAAACCATAACCAGTTGCAACACTTGTAACTGAACCAGTTGCATTTGTACCACCAAACCAATTATTAATTCTTGAAATCTTGCCATTAGAAGCAACACCTAATGGTTTATAAGTTGTAGTATCAGTACCTGATGTTGGTTGTACTAAAAAAATATCACTACCTGAATTTATAGTTGTCTGATTATTACGAATTGCGAATGCATCAAGTTTTCTTGTGCTACCGATTGTCAATGATGATAAACCATCTGTTGTTGACTCAATCGCAGTAACACCATTATCAAGATTGCCACCTAATTTAATTATCGATGTTCCTGATAAACCATTTGAACCAGTTGCTTGTTGTGGATTGCCACGAATCAATATATCTGATGAAGTTGTGCCTTTCCAAACACGAATCGTTGAGTCTGTAATCTTTGTTACATTATTTACAAACTTATTAGTTGTATCAGTTATAGCATTTATCGTTGTCCAAGTTGGTGCTGATGTTCCATTTGAAACTAATAATTGTCCTGATGTACCAGCAGAAGTTGTTCCTAAAGATGTTGTTGTTGAACCATAGACAATACCACCTTGATTGAATAAAGATGAAGAACCCGTACCACCACGATTATATGCAACCACATTTCCATTCCAAGTTGCATTAGTAATTGAACCAGCATAATCTAATGTGTTCGTTGACCAAGATACATTAGATGGTGCTTGAAAATGTGCATCCCAAGTTCCAGCAGCATTTGAATTATCAGTTAATTCCAATGTCATATATGCACCACTGGGAACAGATTTTACTAAAGTATTTGAATTATTAATTACTGATATTGCACCAGTTGTTTGATTATTATTAAATGAAAATATTGTTCCATTTTTTAAAGTAGTTGCTGATGGTAGTTTAAATGTCTGACCACCTGAACCATTAACTAAATGAACTGGTGTTGAATCTATGGTTAATGTATTTGTAGTTCCAGCAGCAAACATTGCAGTAAATCCATTAAAATATGCATTAGCACTAATATTTTTTAACCCCAAATCAACATTTGAAATTGCACCAGTATATGGAACAAAACCACCAACTAAATCTATATACTGAAAATATTTTGTACCATTTTTATAAGCATAAATAGAATCATTGCTTCTTTTTAATGAATCAATTTTTAAGTTTATTCTGTTAGATAAAGATGTTGAATCAAATCTACTTGTACCAGTTACATTTTGCCAAGTTAATGTGCTTGGATTATAATAATATAATCTGTTGTTACAAGAATCAAATGCTAATGCTGATTTTTTATTTACTGAAACAACTGATTTGATTGTAGGCACACCACAAGTTGTTGGAATCTGTAATGTAGAATCAAATGCAAATCTATTTGCACGATAACCATATTGTGGCATCTCTTGATACACTTGCGAAAATGCAGAAAAGAAAAAAAACAAAAATAAAACTGATAAAATATACTTCATTAGTTGCCTATTTTAACTGGAAAATCACAAGCGTTAAATTCTCCTATTGTTGATATTGAAAATGTAAGTGTAACACCCGATAAATAATCTTCAAACTTTTCACTAACTGCATTCCATGTAATATTTGCGTCAATTACAAGCGTTCTATCTTGTCTAAGTGATAAAATAATATCACCAGCAATTTGATGCTGGTCTGATACTACATCAGTTTCAAAATCACTTTCAACACCACTTTTATCAAGAAACCAAAATTGTATTTGAAATGTAATTTCACGACCAATATTATAATTGCCAGTTGCAATTGAAAATAATGCGACTGGCAATTTAGGTTCTTCATCCCAAGCCAACCATTCAGTTGGTGTTGCGAATCTTACTGCATTTATCATTGGATGCGTTTCCATTAGACTTTGCAGCCGATTTACCATTTGATTGTACGTCATTAAATTTCTCTTTTACTTTTTTTATGTATTCCTTTTTATATCCTTTGCTCATAATTATCTGTATAAGAATGTAAATAGTTCACCAGCCATTGCCAAATCACCAGTTGGAAGCGTTACTACCTGACCAACGATTTGCAAATATCCAGTATCGGCAGTTGGTCCATTTGTAATTACTTTTGATAAACCACCACGACTTGCAAATAAACAAATACGACCAGCAAGTTCGGGAACATTAAAAGTTGTTTGATTTTGTGTTGCAGTATGATAAACAACAGATGGTGAAGTATATCCTGATGTTGAATTCATATATCTTGGGTAACTACTTTCGTAACCATTTCCCAAATAAATTGGACAAGTATATGCTTTAACTTCAGGAAAAATTACATCATTGCCAGTTCCATAATTAAGGTATTCAAAAAATAAAGTATAATTTTCTTGAAGATACTTTATCATTCTTGTTTTGTAAAATTCAGCCATTGATTGATATTTCTGTTCAATCAATTCTAAATCACCACGTGATGGTGCAGTTGATTCTTCAGATGATTTTTGCAAGAATCCTTTACTGAATAATTGAAAACCCATTGTCATTGGAAGCATTGACATCGTGTACCAAACCAAAGTATCTGTAATAAAATTATTAATCAGATTTGTTTCATTTGCATTTAGATTGTTGGCAGTAATTCCATCTTGCAAACGCTGGTATAACTTACTTCCCAATGCTGGTTGAATATAAATATCACCAGCAACTTTTATCATTGGAAAGAGTTGTTTACCATCAATATTATTTGATGCACCAGTTCGTGATTTAAATGTTTCTTCGGTAAGAAAAAGAATATTTTTACTCATACTATTTTTTTGTTACTAAGTGACTTACCCATTCGTGTCTGCATTGTACTGAATGTGTTCCATTTGGCATTGTCCACCAACCACCACATCTGTCAAATACACTATAACCCAATCGTAAAGAAATCTGTTCAATATCTGAACGTGTCCACATCTTTGTTTTACTTAATGCTAACATTCTTTCGCAAAATGGTCTTGATGGTTTGCCATTGTCAGTTACTCGCCATTCGTAAGAATATGCAATAAAAACCCTTGTTGTTTTCGCATTCTTACCACCAAGTTCAGATACTGGTTTTACAACTTCATACTTAGGTGCTGCATTAATCTTTGATGGAACAATATTAATAACCTTTGTTTCAGATAATTTT